TGTTTATCTTGACGGTGACACCCTTGCGCGCCGCCGCTTGGTCATACGGCAACAGCGCCCGGCCGCGTTGCTGCCATGCCCGCGCCATACCTGACAACAGCCGCGGCGGGTACTGAGCCTTCATGGCGTCAGTAGCGGGCTTGACCACTTCTTTAGCGCGCGCATTAATTTGCTTGCGTAAATCTGGCTCAATCTCCCGTAGTTCTTTAAGCGCTTCTTTGATGCCAAACACGCCCACTGTGGTGTTTACCGTCATTGTTTGGCCGCCTTGTTGAGCACTACTACAACAGTAGTTAAATCTCGCGTGTCAAACGGGATATCTACCGGCCAAAACCCTGTTGCTACCAAAACTTCAGCTAGTTGGCGGCGGTAGCTGCCGCGCCCGTAGGGTTTGGGTTGGTTTGGTCAACGCTCTCAATTTCCATGTCAGGGTTAGCGCGCAACCATTCCGCCGCGGTTTGGTGCGGCATCAAGCGCCCTGATTGCTTGAGCATAAAAAACGCCCAGCTGACCAAATCGCCCATACCGATACCGCGGCCATCAGACACCTTGCGGTTTTCTGTTCTCTCCCATTCCGTGATGCACAGCAAATTGGTGATTACTTCTACGGGTTCGCTGCCGGGTGTCACGGTGACACGCAATTTTATTTTCATAACCCCTCTGTCTTTTGGCTATCGGTTTATTACGGGTTGGTGATATCGGCAGTGTAGGTGCCGCCCTGAAACGTAATATCGATTGTTTGCAGCTCGCCCAGCGTGGCGTTAATAACGGGCAATTCAGCCAAAAACGTGCCGGTGAGCGTAAAGCCGGGGTTTGTGGCACTGTCAACGGCGTTGGTTGGTTTGACAATCACGGTGGTGGTGGTGCCGACAAGTGGCGCCAACGTCGCATACGTTTGCGCGCTCGCATATGTCAACATCAGTGTCAGCGTTAATTCGTGGTCGCCCAAACCTTTTGCGTAGGTGCGCTCAGTTTCGCCAAACGTGGTGTTGTCAAGCGCGTCAAAACGTACGTTTAGGTTGGCGGCGGTGCACCAGCCGGTTAGCGCCACGGTGTTGACGGTGACCACTGGGTTGGATAGGTAAGAGCTGGTTGCCATAGTGCGGTTACTCCTCTGTGATTGCCTTTACTTTACGTGCCTTGCGTGGCGGTTTGGTGGATACTGTGCCAAGTGTAGTTACGTCAACATCACTGGCCACCATGCAGATAAACCCGCCGTCTATTAGGGCTTGCACGTTGGTGCCGGGTTTAACTATGTATTCTTCGCCGGGTGTGCCTACCAGCGGGCTAATCACCAACAGTTTGGTCATCATCACAGCGTAGAGCTTCGCATTTCGACGGTCAGGTTATATGCAGGCAACATGGCGCCGCCAATCTCCAATGTGGTGGGGCTGCCCTCAGTGACGGCCACGTCTTTGCTGATAATAAGCGCGCACATGTTCAGAATTGACCGCATTGCGTCTAGGTTGCTTGGCCCCAATGTGACGATTTGCAACGGGTAGGTCATGCGCACAGCGTTATAGGTAAATGCGGTAAAGCTGGGCGCGCCTATCAATACGCATGGGGGCACTAGGTTGCGTGGGTCTGTGACCACTTGCAGGCCGGTAATGGTGTTAAGTGTGGCCGCTAAATCGTCTAGACATTCGTTAAATAGGTCTGTGTAATTGACCGGCATCAGGCAACCTGTGGGCGGTCAATGCCTAACAGCTGTTTTATCATGGGCGACAACCCCACGGTTGGGGCTGTGCCCATTTCGGTAAAGCTTGCAAACGTGTCTATTGAGCCGCGGGCGCGGTACAGCGCGCCACCCCACATGATTGCGCCTAGCGTTACGTCAGCGCTAGGGCTGGTGGTCAGGCTGTCGAAGTAGCCCGCCTCAAACCGGCGGCGCCATGCCATTTGGTTGACGGCGCTGGCGCATTGCGTTAAAAACGTGGTGTCTGCCGCTGTTGCGGTGCCGATACCTAGCCAATCCTCAATCTGTGTGGCGGTAATCCATGTGCATACTGGGTTAAACGTCAGCGTGCCGGTCGCGGCGGTGCGGTCAACGTTGCTGCCCGTGCACGCAAAAAGCACTTGATTTGCAACGGGTATGTCAACGTCAAACAGTAGGTCGCCCTCAGTGTCGGTGCCAATAAACAAATATTGGGGCAACGCGTACACCGTAAACGTGCCGTTAAACGGCGCGCCAACGTTTGCAACGCTGAAACTACGCCCAATTTCTAGCTCATTGACCGTGAGCGTTTGCAGCACCGCGTAGTTGTCGGTGAGCTGCTTAAACGTGACGGTGTAGGCCGCCATGCGGCAACCTCGCTATCTGTTAGGCAATCGCAATTGACTTGAGCATTGAGCCGTACGGAATGAATGTTGCCACGTATCCGTAGTAGCTGAATGTGCGGCCAAGCGTGCCCGGCACTTCCACCGACATGAGCCCACGAATTTGTTCGTAGAATTCGACGGCGGCGGCGCGACCCACCACAAGCGTGTTGTTGCTAAATGCGCGGTCAGCGACAAGGTTGAGGCCGAATGGGTTAAACGTGTTTGCCACGGTCACATTTGCGGTGCCCATGCCGTTAATGCCCATGAGGCCAGCGGCGCCGGTGTAGGGGAAGACCGGCCGCTTGTCATCATCAAGCTGGCTGCCCAATTTCTGCCACACGTCTGGTGACACAAACACCGTGTCTGGCAAAAAGTTGGTTGCGCTCAGAATGTCGGTTGCCGCGTCATAAATTGCGCTAATGAGGCTTGACGGGTCACCGGCCGTAACTGACCACGTTGAGCCTGACGCGGTGTCACCGGCCAAAATTGCGGCGCACGCAACTGCATCACTTTGCAACATGTATTGACCAACTAGGTCTTGCAGAATGATTTCCATTGCGGCCGGGCTTGTAAAGTCGATGTCTTGCACCGACAAAGTGACTTGTCCGGCGAGCGTGGTTTTGGTAACCACGTTTGATGCAATCACTGGGGTGGTGCTGCTAACGGCGGTCAATTCGGTTGACTGTGCGCCAACGCTGGGGTGCGTTGTCCACGTTGGGCGGATAAACGTTTTGCTGTTTCCGCCGTCTGGCATTGCGCGTGCACCAACGGCCGTGACAACGGGGCGCTGGTATCCAAGGTTGGCCATGACCGGGCCAAGCACCGGCACCGGCAAAAGGCCGGGCGTGTCGGTGGTGAGCACGTCACCAGCGGCGGCCTGCAACGCGCTCTGCTTGTGCGTAACAAAATCTTTTACGGCTGCCTGCACATTTCGCAACGTTTCGCCACCAATGTGGATAGCGGCAAGATATTCGGCGGCGGTTGGCAAATCAAACTTGCGCTTCGCCTGTGCGGGCAATGCGGGCGTTGGAATGGTTGCTTCGATTGATGCAACGGCGGTGGTTTCGGTGGTCATGGTCTGTGTCTCCGTTTCGGTCACCTGTTCAGTATTGCCGATAGTAGCGGCCGGGTGGTGGATACTTGCGGCCACTTTCGTGATGTTGGCGGCGTCACCAAACGCCCCTACCGGCACTAGCGACAATTCCACCCAATCGGCGGCGGTAATAATCATTCGCCCGGCCTCATCAAAGCTGAATTCTTTAGGGTTTACGCCAACGCTTACTTGGTCAATGGTGCCGTCAGCGGCCATAACCAGCGCGTCATTGCCCAACGTGGTGGCGCTGATTTTGGCGCTAAAAAGCATCGCTTCCGGGGTTTCTACGCGCTCAGTAACCACGCCTACGGGCTGGCTGGCGTCATGGTACATAAACAGCCGCGGCGCTTTACCGTCAATCGGCAAACTGCCGGGCTTAAACATTACTTCGGTGTTGTCGGTGACCACGGCAAACGTGTTGTACGGTACGGCAACGCCGCTGATTGTGCGGCGGGGTTCTCCGCTGCTGTTTTTGTCAATGCTGAATTGTTGGGCGTGCAATTTAATCATGTGTGTGCCTTTCTTGTATAAATCTAGTTTGGGTTTCGGGCCGCTTAATTCACCGCCCGGCTCTATGCCTTCGCTTTGTGACACGGCAACCATTTGGTCAATGGCCTGCTGTTTGGTGTCATGACAACCAATTAGGTCGCCGTCAATATCGACAACCGCCCAATCGTCACAGCCGCGCGCATTGTTCGTTACGTAGTACGGCATCAGCGGTTTGCCAACGGTGCTTGTGTGTTTTCTTCCGGCTCATCTTCGCGGTCTGCGATGTAGTTTTCTTCTAGGTAATCTTCGGCGTCAAATTCCACGTATGTGCCGCGCGGTAAAACGTTATCCATGCTCAACGTTTGCGCAATTGCATCGGCATAAATTTTTACACCGAAAATGTATAGGTCTGCACGCGCTTGCTGTGCGCTCTGGTATGAATACGCGCCAGTGGATACACCCACAAGGTACGGCGGCACATTCGCCAACCGCGCGGCCTCAAGCGCTTGATATTGGCTGCTTTCTATCAAAAGCATTTTGTCTGGGCTGGTTAACGTTTCTTGGTAATCCAAATGCTCATTTAGTGCGGCGGTTTGGTTGGTTGCGCGCGCCGCGTTAAACGCCGCGGCTAGGTCGCCAAGCTCTTGAGCGCTCAACGGTTCACCGCTTTTTTGTTTGAGTATTCCGGCCGGTATTGCGCTGGTTGCGTTGCGGTGCCGCGCGGCCTCAAGCCGTAACGCCGTTTCGACGGCGCCCGGTGCCGCATAAATCAAACCTTGTGACGGGCTGAGAAACTGCACCAAATCGTTGGGGTCTAGTTGACCGCCGTTAAAAAACACTTGCTTTGACGGCGCAAACCATACGGGGCCAACCATGTCGGTGGTGGTGATGCTGCCAGCGGGCAACCGCGTAAACGTCGCCGGGTATCCGTCAGCTGTGCGGCTGGTAATGTACCAAAACGCGCGCCCGAAAAATAGCAAATCGTCAAATGTCCACGACATTAAAAATTGGTACGGTACGGCCGGGTCTGGTCGCCGCAACCATGTGCGTGGCGCTAACGGCACTTTTTCCATTTCGTCGCCATTCCACATTTCGTTATACATACGCAACGGCATGCAACCAATAACGCTGGCCATTAGGTCGCGCGCGCGATTGATTGTTGGCACGCTGACGGCGCGGTTGCGTGCTTCACCTTCTTGGTAGGTGTAATACTGCCCAATCATTGACGCGCCCAACCCGGCGCTGTTCGCTGAATAGCCGCCTACGGCCGCGGCCTGTGTTTTTGGTGCGGGGCTGATTGCGGCTTTACGGGTGCGGCTAAAAATTGCCATAGGTCAAGTATGGCGCATTGGTGGCGTCAAGTAGTGGCAACGCGGCTGGCTGTATCCGACAGAAAGGATAGTTACCGCGTTGCCACCGTCGCACAGTGTAGTTAACTAGCCACCACAAGCATTGGTTTGCCTGACGCTTTCGGCTTGCTGGCTAACGCACACGCCCACACGGCACAGCGCGCCAGCTCTATTGGGCCGGGTGAGCGTTGGCTACTTAACGCAATGCTGTTTTGTGACCTGACTGCTACTGCCCGCTGTATGTGTTCGCTCAGCATGGTTTCGCCGGTATGGCAAACCAGCCCTTGCCGGATACGTTGCCGTACCGGGTCAGTCCACTTCAGTAATTCGCCATAGCCAACTACGGTTTTGCGGCGCTCAAGCGTGGTAGGCCAATGCAAATCGATTGACGGCGTAACAGCAAACGTGATTTGCGGGTTGGCTACGTAGGGCTGTATGGCGGCAAGCATGTCTTGGTACGTGTTGGCGATAAACGCAACGGTCAGGCATGTGCGGCCGTCAGGCATTGCGACGGCGCGCACACCAAAATAGCGGCTTTCGTCAACGCTGTTTTCTATCGCTACGACACCGCCCGCGGGCACCGGGTCGCTGGTTTGTAGCCCAACCCACTGGCCGGGCATAAGCCAGCTCTGGTCACTGGCTACCCAAACGTTTACTGACGCCCGCAAAAATTGGGTGCGGTCAGGGTTCTCGCTTTCTGCCTTGATTGTTTCGGCGGTCAATGTGTGCCCCAATGCCGGGTTGCCCCAACCCCACGCTGCTGGGGTCATCGGGTCAATGTCTGGCGGTGGTGACCATTCCGCAAAATACAAGCTGCCCGGCTGACCCTCATCAATTGCCTTGAGGCCTTGCTCACGCCACTTGAGCATTGCGGTGCTTTTTTCGGTGCCTGCCGTTGACCACATCGATAACAGCGGGTTGCGTTTCGCGCGTTGGCTGGGGATTAACCCGCCGTCTATGACTTCGCCGGATATGTCCCAAATTTCGTCAGCCACAATTAGGTTGGCGCTCATACCGTGACCTACTGACGGCCCGGCCGCGCGCACAACCCATTTGCTGCCGTCAGGCATAAGCACCGAATTACGCCCATAAGCGTTAATTACTTTTGCCCCATAATGCAGCTCTAGTTTTGGCGCCAATTCGTCAAACAGCATGACCGCCAAATCAAGCCTGTGCGCGGTACTCAAAACCAGCTGCTTTTCTCCCCGTATTTCAGGCATTTTGCACAACCAAAAAGCAACCAAAAACTCAAGCGCCACCGTTTTACCGTTTTGCCGCGCCGTCGAAGTAAACGCATAACGGTGCAACAAATTCCCATTGCCGTCAATTGCGAGCTGCCGCCACAACGTATGCCACTGCCACGGCATCAACTCATAGCCAAGCACCTCTTTACACCAGCCCCCCAGACCGTCAGCCAGCGAACCAGCCGCGTCAGCCATAGGCGTTTCTAATCGCGGCTCATCGTGGCCGGTTGCCGCTGGTTCAGGCTGGTCGCCCCCCGTAGATAGAGAAAAGATTGGG